CAAGTTGAAAGCACAAAAAGTGCTATCCTTGACGCTCGAACCTCTGCACATCACCCATGATCGGCTAGATCATGGATAGTCTCTGTTTGTTGTGCTTCGTTTCCAAAGAAACAAAAGCCGCCAAACAGTGAAGCTGACACCACATCATCGACCGAAGTCTAGTGGCGCGATATACAGACGTTGATCCATCGAAATGATCTAACCGTCCGCACATCTCTTCAGATATACCAATGTCAAATAACACAAAGACAAAAAATCAAGCAACCGAAGAACAAATCCCCGGTAACCAAACCGCCCATCTCAACCACCGCCGCCCCGTCTAGGCCCTCGCCCAGTCCAGCGCGCCGCCGGTGAAGGGGCAGCCGCGTTCAGCCGGATCGCACTCGTCCCGGATTGCACGGCATCCGGCTGCTGGAACGACACACGCGCAAGCGCAGCCTGCCCGTTACCGAGGATCTGCGTATAGATCGCACTGCCCGTTGACGTGCCACTGATGATCTCAACGCCTGTGGCAAATTCCGCGAGGACGAGCCACCACATCGGTGCAAAAGCCGCAGGCGGTTGCAGATATTGGTACTCCGGGGACTTGTCCCAGATGACGGCGGGCATACCGCGAAATGTGCCAGCACGGGGCTGATTGGCGGCTGTGGGCTGGGTGTAATCCCGCACGCCAAACTTGTCGCGCCACGCGGTGACGTAATCCGCGCCGTTGCGCTCGACTGTGGTCCGATCCTCGCCCAGCCATAGTCCACCATTGTCCTTTTGCGGCGCGGTCAGTTGGCGCTCTGGCACCCACATCTGGATCGTGTTGCTTTGCATAATGGTAATATCCGCATCTTGAGAAATCGCCGCGCCCTCCAGCGCGGGCAGCCATAGTCCACCATTGTCCTTTTGCGGCGCGGTCAGTTGGCGCTCTGGCACCCACATCTGGATCGTGTTGCTTTGCATAATGGTAATATCCGCATCTTGAGAAATCGCCGCGCCCTCCAGCGCGGGGCTGATGATAAGGTCCCGGCCAATCGAGCCGGGGATCGCCACGCCGTCCGCAAACCACTGGCCGGGCAGGTTCGAGCGCAGCCGCGATCCGGCATAGCCCGCGCCCTGCACGATCCGAATGATCGGGCGATAATCGAGGCTGATGGCCGCGCCCTCATAAGCGGGCGTCATCTGCCAGCGCAGCCCCACCGCGCCGGGGATGTCGACGCCATCGGCCTGCCACTGGCCAAAGACGCTGGATTGATAGCTGCTGCCTGCATAGCCCGGATCGCCATCGCTGACCCAGATATGCGGATCCACCCGCAGCCACTGGCCAAAGACGCTGGATTGATAGCTGCTGCCTGCATAGCCCGGATCGCCATCGCTGACCCAGATATGCGGATCCACCCGCAGGAATATCGCCGCACCCTCGAGGTCGGGCGTGATCATCAGCGCACCGCCCCAAGCGCCGGGGATGGCGACGCCGTCCGCATACCACTGGCCCTCGACGCTCGAGACGAGTTCTGCGCCCGCGTATCCGCTGCTGGACGCTAGCGAGATCACCGGCACCGCCCCCGCCCGCGCGCCTGCCAGCGCGGCAAGGGCGGTCAGGCCAAAGCCAAGGGCCAGCATTACCAGATTCCGACGAGGCCGGTGGCCGTGGTGCCCGAGGCCCAGACGCGCGAGACGCGCACCGGCAGCGGCACCCCCACGAGGATCGGCAGCACCACGGGATCGCCACCGCCGCGCATGGTCACCCGCACGTTACCCTCGACGAGGCCGGTGGCCGTGGTGCCCGAGGCCCAGACGCGCGAGACGCGCACCGGCAGCGGCACCCCCACGAGGATCGGCAGCACCACGGGATCGCCACCGCCGCGCATGGTCACCCGCACGTTACCCTCCCCCAGCGCATAGAGCGCGCGCGGGACATGCGGCAGATCATCGGTGTTCGAGGGCGTGATGCTGGCGGCATTGGATGCCGGGCTGTCCATGCCTACTGCATGGTGTTGAAAGGCGTCTGCCATGGTGTTCCTCACATGAGCATGGGGCAAAAGAAAAACCCGCCACAATGGGCGGGTTGGGGTTGGTTGACGTATACTTGTCGAACGCGGTGATCGATGTTCAATCCTTCATAAGGCACAATCGTCGAGAGTTAGACCCTTCAAACCCAGCTCATGTACCCAAGTTGGACGCCTACCACGCCCTGACCAAGTTTGAGCGGGATTGCTTGGATTGCGATAACGCGCAACACCACGAGGGGTTACCTCTTTCATTGACCTGATATCATCCGCAAGTTGGTTCAATGACAGTCCAAATCTCGAGACCGCATGCTCAGCCGCCCTAAGGGCGCACTTTCTATTCCTGTCATCCACGCTGACTAGCGCCTGATCAATTTCCACTAAGAGTTGAACCAGCTCGCGGCGATCGAGGCTATCTAAATCCATTTTTGTCCCCCTAACTGAACAGAAAGAAACCACCTATGGTCATATACAGCTCGTTCAGAGCACATCTGATGAATGTGTTTTCCATTCACTAATAAATGCTTAACGCCTACCGAAAGTTCCTTAGTTAGCTTGTCACTTAAGCAGCCCGTCGCTCAGCCCAACTCATCCTCCATCACCTTGGGCAAACTCACCCCATCCGCCTCAGCGCACCCTTCGGGCACATCCATGCCCGGATAGGCAGGAATCGCGAAGGTGCCCGGCGTGGCGGTCTCGCGCGGTTCTGCCCAGCGGGCGGTGACGCGGGCCTCGGGGGCGACCTCCTGCCCGTCGCGGTATTCCGGCAGGCCAGTCACCAGCGCGGTGGCGGCGGCTTCGGCAGCGATGATGGCGGCTTCGGCGCCCGTCCAATATTTCTGGGTCATGTCAGTCAATCCTTGGGCCAAGTGATTTGTAAGGGTGCGCGGCGGGCAGGCTATCCGCCTGCCCCCAGCTGTGGGCGAGGTATCCAGAAAGCCGGTCGTGGTCGTCAGCGCTCGGCTCATTGCTCAGGGCAATGACCTCCGCAATCAGACCATCCCAGCCAAAGCTGGCAGACTGGCCAGCACCGATGCCCCATGCGCGCAGCGCCTCACTGTTGCGGTGCGGGGCAGTGCCCAGAACGGCCCCCGCCATCGGCAGGACAGCAGCCGTCGGTGCGTGGCCATTCATGCGGACCAGCGGGGTTTGCTGCAATCCGTTTGTGTCGCGATTGCCGCGCACACGACCGGCACCGCTGCCGATCATGCCCCAAAGCGTCGCATAGCTGGCGAAGATGGTTTCGACGCCGGTTTTGTATTGCGCGACGGCGTAGACATACCGCCCGTAATGCGACGACGCCGCCAGCAGGTAGGTCTGTTCCTCCTGCGCGAAGGTCATCACCCTGCGCCCCATCTGCACGACCGTGCGCGGCTGAAGGCTTGCACTGGTCTGCAACATATCCCGCAAGCCGAAGCTGTCAGCGATGGCCGCCACACGATCATCAGCGGCAAGCTGGACACCGCGCCGCATCGACCACCAGCCCTCCTTAAGCGCGGCCGCAAGCACAGTCGGCGTCCACATCTGGATGCGGTTACTGCGCGGCGCGGTGAATGTGATGTAGCTGATCGCCGCGCCCTCGAGTGCGATGGTCATTGTCCATGTCTGACCGCGCGCGCCGGGGATGGGCAGGCCGTCCGCATACCACTGCCCGCCCCCGCGCGAGGCGCGATAGACAGAGCCAGCGAAGCCCGCGCCCGAGGTGATCGAGATCTCGACCGACTGGGGCTGAATCGCGATATCATACTGGATCACCGCGCCCTCATAGGCATCGGTCATGACCCATGTCTGGTCTGTCGCGCTATGGATTGGCACGCCATCGGCAAACCACTGACCACCGGGCTGCGTGGCCGCATAGACCGACCCAGCGTAACCGCTGCCAGATGCGAGCGAGATCTCGGGCGGCTTGGCCCACATCAGCACGGCCCCGCGCCGCAGCTCAGTCACATCGCGGCCCGCGATGCGCAGGGCGCGGATCTTTGCAAAGTCCAATTCGATCATTTGACCCTCGCATACCAATGTAGCGGATTGGGATCGGCCGGCGGCGGCCAGCTGCCCCCCTCGACCAGCGTCACCGTGACGCCGAAGGGCACCGGCACGCCAAGCAGATCAGCCAAAGCGAAGGGGCCGGGGCCGTCGATAAAAATGCTGCCAATAGTGGTGATCCGTTCGCGCGGCAGGACATAGGCTACGTCATAGACAACACCCTGCCCCAAGTCCTGCCGGAACAGCGAGGCACTGAACGCGCCGCCCGTCACCGTTACATCGATCGGCGCGCCGGTGATGATCGCAGCGCCGCTCTTGTCCCAGCCGCGCGGGGTAAAGCGGATCAGGCTCAAATTCTGCGGCGCACCCGCGATATCGCGCAGCTCGCCCGTAACCGTGACGGTCGTGATCGCCATGACTGGCCTTTCTATTGGATAGGTTTGGGCAAAGAAAAACCCGCCTCAAAGGGCGGGTTCGGGCTAACAATGCTAGCCACTGAAGGAAGCTTAATAGGGGCAAAGCCGCCACTAAACGGCAAGTCGACAGTCAGGCTTTTGCCTGTTCTCCTATCTCATTGTAAGCACGACCTTACACGACCACTGCCAATCTCTCGGCACACCGGAGACCAATATGAACGAGTTGCAGAAGGCCGCAGCCGGACTGCTATATGATGCAAATTACGACCCTGCCTTGCTCGCGAAACGTCGCGCCGCTAAGCGCATCCTATTCGAAATTAACAATCTGCATCCCGACGAGGACGAGAAACGGACACAGCTGCTGAAGGGTCTGCTCGGCAAAACCGGCCAGAACATCACGTTCGACGGCCAATTCCATTGCGATTACGGATTTAACATCGAGGTCGGCGAAAACTTCTATGCCAACGTGAACCTTGTGATCCTTGACGGAGCGAAGGTTACCATCGGCAACAACTGCTTCATCGCACCGAATGTTGGCATCTACACCGCTGGTCATCCGCTAGATGCCGAAAGGCGTAACAAGGGGTTAGAATACGCGCATCCCATCACTATTGGAGATGATGTCTGGATTGGCGCTGGCGTGACGGTGTTGCCAGGCGCGTCGATTGGTTCGGGCAGTGTAATCGCCGCCGGTTCGGTTGTCCGTGGAGAGGTGCCGCCAAATGTCATCTGCGGCGGAAATCCCGGGAATGTCATTCGCGAAATAAATGAACGCGACAGTCAGAAGTATCGCTGACGTCCCCTTTACCCCGGCAGATCCGGCCACCTCACCTGCGCCGGATCTGTAAGGTTGCCGGGCAGATCTCGCAGCGCCTGCCGATAGGCGAGCCACGCGGCGCGCGCCTCATCGCTTTGCGGGTAGTCTGGCTGGCTGCGATAGTCGCAGGCCGCGAGCAGCCGCGTGCGCTCCATCCGCAGCTGCGCCCATTGGTAGGTATCGAGATCAGGATTGATGACCCAATCCCATGCGACAGGGTCCCAGACATGGCGATCATCCGGGCGCGGCGGCAGCTCGACCGGCATCCCCCGCACCCAATGCGTCGCAGCCGACCAGTATCCCTGCAGAAGTCCAAAGCCCGCAGGGACACTGATTGTCGGATCGGCGACCACAAACGCCGCGATCTCTCCGGTATCCAGCCGATAAAGGGTAAACGGCACCTCTTGCTGCATGGCTATCTCCGGAATTGGTGCGCCGACAGATAGCGCTGGTAAACATTCGAGGCGTGCACCACCGTCCGCGCCATCAAAGTGTAGGTCGTCGGACCTTGGCCTGTATCCCAGTCGACAAAGTTAATGACCGATGACTGCCGCCATGCGCCACCATAACCGTAGGACCCACCGACCTGCTGACCATTGCGCAGGAGCCACACAACGATCCGCATGTCCGTCGAGCTGCCATCAAGCTGTGCATTCGCGGTGATCATCGTGGCGAGGCCGCGCCGATCGACAGTCAGCTCGAGCAGCGGGTAGTCCGCCGAGTTGGTGACAAAGGTCGGACTGCTTGGCTCCCAATACGCATAAGCCGGGACGGTCACCGCATTGCCCGCGATCTGCAATGTGTTGACCGCAAGATCCGCGATCGCGCCGTTTGCCGCGGTGACGGAATTGGCCGCCATCTTGTCCGCAGTGACGATTTGGGACGTTAGGTGTTGGGTTTGGATGCCGCCCTCGACGATGAGCAGGACGGCGTTGCGCTCCAGCAGTTGCGCTGACCCGATGTTGAGGACAGGCCGACCATAACTGGGGTCGATGTAGACCTCGAGCTTTGCCGTTTTCGCAGTGGCGGGAGAGGTGCCACTGACACTGAACCGGTTGATCCACGCAGCGCCATGCAAAGCGATGTGGCCGAGCTCTCCGACGTAGTTTCCATCCCTGTCCAGATAGGTAATCCGGAACAAAGTCCTGCTCCCACCGCTCACCCAGTAGCCCAATTCGAACGAATAGGACGTGGCGCTTTTGATCGGAAACACTTCGCCACTTAGAACCCAGGCCCAAGGATTCCCTGTGACCGTGCTAGGCGCGGTATTCAGCTGGATCCCTACCCCTTGCGGCCCGTAATTATTGCCATTTTGCGTATCGACAAAGCGCTGCTGGAATACGACGCCTTGCGCGGCGTTCCAGAACCACGAGCGCCCGCCCTGCCCGACCGGCGTGCCGAGATCCTGATAGAGATAATCCGGCACCAAGGAGCCGCCAGTGATCAGCACATGATGCGCGCGAAGTGCACCTGTGGCGATCTCTCGCGCCCCAACGGCGCCCGCCATGAACGCAGCACCCGTCAGGGTGTTGACGACGATATCGCCGCCATCGGTCTTATTAGACCATGCGCCAAGCTCGCTATCCCAACGATAGATCTTTTGATCTGTCGTCAGCACCAGCATGTCGCCGACCGAGCCTGTGGCCGGCAGCACATCGACCACCTCTGGCACCGTGAGGCCCGCCGCAAACTTTGTTTTATCAAGCGACGCCGCAGAGACCCCAGCAAAGACATTCTGCGTCCAAACCCCCGCCGCTGCATCCCAGCGCCAGATCTCGCCCGTGGTGCGGATCATCACCAGCTGATCGGCCCGCGCCCCCGCATCGGGCAGCGCATCCACAGGCTGAATGCCCTGCGCCGCCGCCATCTCCTCAATCCGGGCGACAAAGCCGTCCGGCAGATCGCCCTCCTGCATCTGGATCGCGGGCGTGGTGACCGTGATCCAGCCCGACCAGACATAGCCGCCGGTCAGCTCGGACATCAGCGCACCGCGCACCTCGTAGACAGACGCCGGTGCAACGCCGGTGATCCGCCACTGATAGGGCCGATCATAGGGGCGCATGACGTCAAAGGTCGGCTCGCTTGCTCCCAGACGCCTTGCCTGAATGCGCGCTTGCGCGATGCCTATGGCATCGCCCGCGCAGCCGACGCGGATCGCAGCGACCCGCCCCACGCCTGCATCATCGGCTACCTCGTCGCCGACCGCCGTCCAGCCGTCGATGGCCTGCACCCACGGGATCTCCGGCACCGGGGCCACGCTATCATAGGGCAGCTCGAAGCTCGGCGACCAATCGTAATCGGCGGGATCGACCTCGCGCAGGCGCACGGTGACATTCATGCCGGGCAGCTTGGTCACCTGCTCAACGACGAACTGCTTTGCGTCATAGCCGTTGCGGGCGCTGGTCCAGCTGATCGTGTCCACCAGCGGCTCAAGCGCATAGGCGCCGGGATGCAGGCTGAACTCCACGATAGTATCGCGGCGATAGTCCTCGAGCTGCGCCCGCATCAGCCGTTGCACCTGGTGCGGATAGGGCACCGCCGGATAGCTGAGCGAGGTCGGCAGATGCCGCCCGCCGTCAGCCGCCACGCCCGCTTCCGAGATATACTCGGGCGCATCGCGCGAGGCCCACTTGGCGGTGGGGTCCGGGAAGGTCGCCGTGATCGCATTGAACGTCTGGCTTGCCGGCGCAAAGGGCGTCAGGCTCTGCCCCTCGCTGATGACGATATCCGCATCGGTGATGGCAAACACCGGCGCGGCCGGCAGGCCGACCACGGGCTTTAGCATCCCCCCGACCTCGGCATAGCGCATGTTTGCGCCCTTGCCGATTTCCTCCATCACCCCCAGCGGCTCATCGCTGACCGTGATTTGCAGACCGGCGCGGTAGGCCGGTTCCGTGCCGCCCTCGGCCAGCGCGACCGGCATGTCGCAGGCGTTCATTGCCGCCATCCATTCGGCCAGCGGCAGACGCCACTGCGCCATGTTCTTGCCGCCGAACAGCCATTCATCGCCCCAGTAGATCCCGCGTGCGATATTGTAGCTGATCACCGCCGCATTGCGGCTGGGCTGATAGGTCGCGCGCTGGCCCCAGCGCTGCGCGCCCTGCCCGCCCGCCGTGCTGTCATAGCGCGGGTCATAGAGCGGCAGCGGCTCCGGCTCCCATAGATAGGTCGGATAGCTGGTCAGCGTCTCGCTATCAAAGCGCGTGGTGACGATGACATAGGTCTTGCCGGTGCCGATATGGTTGGCCGTCCACGGGTAATCTGCATCCTCGCCAAATGCCCACAGCAGGAACGGATCAGCGGCGGTTTGCGTGCCGTCGATCCATTTGACCCAGATCCGCGCGCCGAGGTCGCCCTCGCCCTCGTCATCCTTCATATTCGACAGCGGCCAGCCGACAACGGTATGGGTGGCAGGTACTGCGCCAATATCATGCGCGGGCAGCGAACGGATACTGGACGGGCCAAAGAGCGAAAGACCCGTGACGACTGTTCCGACTTTGCCCGCGACCAGGTCGGCGCGCTCATCATTGACCCATGCGCCCGCAAAGCCCTGTGGCAGGCTCGAGATCTCGATCACCTCGGTGATGAACCGCGTCTCGCGGCCCCATTTGGCGATAAACCGGCGCTTGCCCGCCGTCGCGAAGTCGCCGGCGGTGAAGGTCAGCGCGGTATCGTCGCCGAATTCGACATCGAACTTCACATCGTAATTTTGGCCCTGCTGCGCCGCCACGCCGGTCAGCGCCGCGCCAAGGATGCCGGTGCCGAGGCTGACAACCGCGCTAGCCAAAAACGCGCCTATGGTGGCACCCGCCCAGCCAAAGACATTGACGGCAAGCCAGCCCGTCACCGGGTCAGCCGCAGCCGGGGCGGCCACGCTCATCAGCGCGACCACCGTCAGGACCAGCGTCCAGATGCGTGTCATATTAACCTACCTTGAAAGCCCGCTTGATCTGGTCGCGCGGAACCCGCGCGTGACCTGTCTTGTCCAGCACGATCACGCTGGAGATATCGATGACCCCGAGCGCGCCGATCTGCCCCTCGCCGTCCAGCAGCGCCAGATCACCGATCTGGGCGAAGGCCGGATGCACTTCTGGCAGCAGCGCCGCCATCGCATCGCCCAGGCTCTCATAGCCCGCCTTGCGCAGCACACGCAGCGCGCCAGTGGGTGTTTTGTAATTGGCCCAGGCGGGGCGCAGATCTTCGCCCGTGATCGCCTCGACCGCGCCGGCCGCCAAGCCCAGCCCGCAATCATGGCGGCCCCACTCAAACGGATGATCCCGCTGGATATCGAGCGCATGGCTGAGACGCGCCCGCCAGTCCGGCAGGCGGGTCAGCGATCCTTTTTGTACCATTGGACAGACCTCGATCCGATGACCGCGGCGAATTCGCAAAAGCGGTCGATAAGGTTACGACGCTTCTGATGGGCGTCGGATGATTTGGCGGGGTTGCGCGCGGTCAGCTGCCACATGATCTCGGAGCGGATCTGATAGGTGATGCCGCCCTCGCCGTTTTCGCCCGGCGTATTGATCGGCCCCGCGTCGATGATGCCGACCCATTGCAGCTGGGGCGCGGCCGTAAACGCGCCGCCTGTCATGGTGGTGGCGTGGATCTCGCAATAGGCCAGCCGCAGATCATAGCCCCGCGCCAGCAGCTGCGCGGCATCCACCCCTTGGCTGGTCGAGACCGCCACCGGGTTATCGGTCAGATCGCCGACATAGGTCAGATCCTCGACCTTGAGGTTTACCCCGCCGAAGTAGTGCCGCGAGACGTTACTGCCATCGGGCTGCGTTAGCGTCAGCGTGATATCCTCATCGCCAGACCACAGCCCGATCGGCACTTCCGCGCCGCCAGCACGCGGCCGCGCCAGCACCCAGAAAAAGTAAACGGGGGCAATGCCCCCGTCCCGCGCCGCCGTAAGGCTGGCCGCAAATTGTGCGTCGTATGTGCGCATTATCATTTTCCTAGAAAGGCTTAGGCAAGGGTAGACATCTGACAAACCCTTGAGTCATTATCTGGCCACGCAACCTATAAGGGAGTGACACGCCATGATTGACGGTTTTTATAGTGTTGAGTTCGAGACGGTGTTGGGTTCCGGCGGAGGCGTCGTCGTCCTCGAGGACGGCAGCCTGCGCGGCGGCGATTCCAAGCGATATTTCCTTGGAAGCTATCGCATAGAAGATCAGAAGCTGTTGGCCGATGTGCACGTCGGAACACATATGGACAAACTCGACATTCCGCCGGTCTTCGGGGTTAATGAACTCGACCTGAAGATCACCGGAAAATTGACAGCTAGTGCAGCAATTGAAGGCACGGCGCGTAGTCCCCAACGCCCGGACAGCGTCATGGTGTTCAACATGAAGCGCATATCGGGCTGATCATCGCTTTTCCAACATGGTGACGCTCGCGCCGGTCGCCGCTGAACCGCGCCGATAGCTATAGGGCGTGTATCCGTCGTCCGGCACGAACATGCGGCAGACAGGGCGCAACAGTTCGATCTGCGCCCCGACTTGCAGCGACAACGGCGGATAGGGATAGACCGCCACCTGCACACTGCCACCCGCCACCGCGCCGCCGTCCGCGATCTCGCCCAGGTAATAGCGCCCCGTGCCCCAAGGCGCACTGAACCGATCGCCGGCCGCGAACTCAAACCCCGCAGGCAAGCCCGAGAATGTGATCCGTGTGCGATCAGCCGAGAAGCCCGCGACCCGCACGTCGGCATTCACCAGATGCGCCGGCGCGCCAATCGCTGGCCCGCTGTAGGTCGGATCGGCCCACAGAAAAGCCCGATTGGTGCCGAGCGCCCGGAACCGCGCATCGGTGCTCCGCGCGCGGCCGATGCAGTCGCGCGAGAGGTTATTGAGGTCAAAGCTGGCTGTCCACAGCGGCGGCGCGAGCTCAGCCGCCCACCGCCGCCCGTCGCCACCGCCGGACATCTCGTCATAGCGTTGCAGCTTCAGACTGACCTCTGCGCGCGTGGCGATCAGATCGCCGAGGAAAGCCAGCGGGTAGAGATCCGGCAGGGTCATCTGGTCTTCCTTCTTTCTACCATTGCATTGCGGACTTTGACATTGAACCGCTTGTCATAATCGCTGAGCACTTGTGTCATAGCGGCTCTGGCGCCGACGGCGGCGCGCTCTTCGATCGCGGCATCCCCTTGCGCTCCGCTGACATCGACCGTGATCGCCACCGACATGGACTGCGGGCCGGCATGGTCAGCAGTGGTCAAGCTGGACATCGCCGGAAGTCGCATGCCGACCAGCCCCCCTTCCGAGTAGCCAGGTATGCCCGCAGTCTGACGTAGCATTTCTGCGGCCGCCGGCCCGCCCACGCGACTTACATCATCCTGCGACCATACGACCTCACCTTTATGCACAATGCCCGCAGGCTGATACCGCCCGCCGGGTCCAGTGTATCCGCCGGTGTCATAGCTAAGGCCGCTGCCGATCGCATTAATCAGGCCGCCGCCCCATGAGGTCGAGCCAATCAGCCCCATCATCCCCTTGACCATCTGCACCTTAGCAATCTGCATCAGCAAATCCGCAACAGCCTCGCGCGCCGATTTCGACCCATCGATGATCGAGCCAAAGAAATCTTCCAATGTCGCGCGCCCGGTATCGGATGCCTCCTTGATCTTGCCGAGCTTTTCGGCGGCTTCCTCAGCCCCGAGGCCTGCCGTCACATAGGCCTGTGCAAGTGCATCGATCTCCGCCATCAGTTCCGGCGTCATCGCGCGACCTTGCTGTTGCGCCGCGTGCAACAGCTCAGCCCGCTTACGTGCGAACTCCAGCGCATCACCATAGTCTCGCGTGCCATCAGCCACAGAAAGAATTGCAGCAGCCTCGATTTGGAAAGCCTGGGTCTCCTCCCGGATCGATTTGACTGCGTCCGTATAAGGCGTGTCATCGCGCCTGCGTCCCGATCGGCCTTGCTCGCGCCTTGCGTCCTGCGCCGCGAGATTACCAGCAGCGATATGACGGATCTGGGCCTCGGTCAGCTGCACCTCATCACTGAGCGATTGCCGACGAACGCTTGCGATCTCATTTTCCAGCGCAAGTGCTTCACGTGTCAGACCGTTGCGACGATTGGCCTCTGTGACGTAATCCGCAGCCTCGCGCTCGATCCGCTGCCCTTCGCTACGTGACGCCCCATACTCCGTCGCAGCGGCGGCGCGTGCCGCGAGCGACGGATCAGATGCCAGTGCGGCGGCCGCTGACGCGCGATCAGCTGTCCTAATCAGATCAGCAAGCGCTCCCGTCATCTGTGCAATACGACCCAGAAATGGTGCAACGTTTGGATCGGCTTCACCGATGTCTTGCAAAGCCTGCTGCGCCTCGTACGCGGACATAGTTCCTTCTTGCAATGCGACCCTGACAGCCATCAATTGCGCGATGGTTTCGCTCGCGATGTCATCATATTGAAGACCCTTCAAATAGCGATCCAACTCGCGCACGGCCTCCAACTGATCAGAAAGAATGTCGCTCATACCAGACTGCGCAATTGCATCGCGCATCGCACTGGTGGCACGCACATGATTTGCAAGAAGGCTGATGATCTCCCGCCCATCCTCTGTGAAGCTCGACGTATCAATGCTCTCTAGAGAACGGATCACATCATCAGCGCTGATGCGAAGGGCGCCGAACTCTACTGCCAAGTCCCGAACTGCGCTGAGGGCATCCTTTTCTTCACCACCCCGACCCCAACCACCGAACAAGCCGCCCGCGCTCCCGGCGCGATCGACGATCGATTGCAAGTCAACCGTCGAGACTTTCTCCAATTCCTCACGCAAGTCGCGCAAGTTTGCCAGTCGTCCGTCCAATCCATCAAGAGCGGAGCCCACCGCATCAATCGCACTCGCGGCCGGCGGCGCAACAAGTCCTAGGCGCTCCAGCTCGTCACTTACACGCTGCGTCCGGCCTTCGGCTTTCAGTGCAGCATCCGAATACATCACCAGCCCGCCGGCAACGACACCACCGAGCAAAATGCCCAGAGGCCCTGCCGCAGCACTCATGCCGCCAAGCGCCGCAGCAAGACCGCCCACGCTCGAGGCTGCGCGCATGGCTGTAACGTATTTCATGATCTCAACGGCACCGGTGCCAAAACGCACCGCAAGAGCAGCGACAGAACGACCGAGTACCGCCCCAGCCAAAACCGCCGCGACTTTCAGACCTTTATCTGCAACCGTGTCGAAGTTATCCGCAATGATCGTCAACGCATCGGCGATGCGCGCCGAGATCCCCACCGCATCATCACCGCGACCGATATATTCCAGCAGCGCGTTGTTCAGCAGCATGAAGCCATCCTGGATCGTCGCAGGCATGGCCGCAGCCTCATCGCGCAGCTTTGCCATCTGCGAGGTGATCCCGAGCAGCTCCGCCCGTCCGATCTTGCCATCCCGGCCCATCTTGCGCAGCTCGAGTGTGGTGACGCCCATCGATGCTGCGAGCGCCTGTGCCACCCGCCCCCCGGACGCAATGACGGTGTTGAGGTTGTCGCCCTGCAACGTCCCGAGCGCCATCGCGTTCGACAGTGCATTCATCACACGCGAGGCGACATCGCCTTTCGCACCGGAGACAACCAGAGCATTGTTTAGGCTCTCGACGAAGTCGAGCTGGGTATTTGTCGCGACTCCGAGATCGCCAAGCACAGACGCGAAGCTAATATAGCTGTCCGCCGTCATGCGCAGATCGGAGTAAGTCCGGCGCGCCATGTCGCTGACACGCTCCATGACATCGGTGCCGCGATCCATCGACCCAGCCGCGTTATTCACGCGACTGGTAATATCCGTCCAGGCGCTGGTCATCGCTATCAGTTGGCGGCCGCCAAGCGCCGCCGCCAAAGGCGCAAGGATCGAGCCTGCCCGCGCTTTGATATTGTTGAGGCTGCGCCCGATCTGTGTCTCCATATCCTTGAAGGATCGGGTTAAAGTCGCATTCTGGCGCTGGAACTTTGTTGTCGCGTCGCGTTCCATTTTCGCCAGACGGCCCTCGAGCCGCACAATGGATTGGGTGAACTGTTTCTCGGACAACCCAACTGGGAGCTCAAGCGGATCTTCTGAAGCCATCATTTCACCCCAAGTGCCTTCAGGCGATCGAGAGTCACCTCGCCGCCACCTTCCGTTTTGATGCCGTTAAATCGCTTCCAGGCGGCGAAGGCGCTGTGGAACTCCCACAGGCTCATGCGCTGGACCTGTTCGGGGGCGAACCCCATCACGGCCCCGCTGCCATAGAGGAGCGAGAACCTTAACCGTTCTCGTCCGTCATCTCCGCCGCCACTGGCTTTTCCGGCTGATCGTGATCCTTGCCGGAGAAAAAGCCTGTTACGATGCCGTAGCAGATCTTTACGAGCTCCGCGAAATCGGCCTCCTCCATCGCGCGCAAAGCGAGCGCGCGCGCAGCATCCCCTTCCATACCGCCGCCGATCAGTCCCAGGCGAATGCAATCAATGACCTCGCGCACCCGCACCGGCGAGAAGCCGAGCGAGCCACGCTCGATCCCCTGCCGGCAGCGGAAGCGGAAATCCGCGATGCCTTGCGGCGTTAGATCGTCAAGCGCTTCGGCCTCGCCAATACGAAGCCGGAACGCATGCTCGCCGCAGGTCCAATTGATGACCTGTGCCTCCGCCATTAGGACCCGACCTTCAGGCTGCGGGTTGGCGTTTTTGCGAAGCGTGCCTCAACCGAGGCGGAAACCACCGCGCCCTTGACGCGTGACTGGCCAAGGCTGGTGATGATGATCGGGCCAGTCTCGTATTCGATCTCGCCGGCGCCTGCGTTCAGATTGCCGATCCGCGCCAGCATTTCAGTGCTGTCGCCCGCATAGAACTTTTTCAGGAAGGTATCATACCCACCCTGCGTCCAGTTGCCGGTGCCCGAAAAGCTGACCGCAAGGCTCTGCACCCGCACGCTTACGTTGTTCGGTTTGCTCTCGTCGTCGCAATCATCGACCGTTTCGGTCTCACTGGTCGATGCCGTCCGTGTCACATCGGCGCCCATGATCACGCAATTACGTGCCCAGGTAGTGCCGTTGTCTTCAGAGAACTCGAACACGAGCTCGTGGTATTCTTCATGAAAAGGCGCTGCCATTTTGGCGATCTCCTCGTGTTGCAAACAAAAATGCAGCCGGTCAGGGCTGCGCAGGGTCGTCAGGGGTTTTGTGCGTGCTGCGGCGCGGAGGTGGCACTGTGGCACAACCCGCACTGACCGCCGCATCTATAAACTCTTGCGGGAAGTGCTGAGGATCTGGACCCGCCTTGGCTGACCATCCCGCATTGCGCAGACGGCTGGTGTAGTGGAAGTCACGGTGGAAGATCGCTTTAGCCATCATAGCGCTCCATCTGGAATTCGTAGCGAAGCACACCGTGCAGCGTCAGTCCGTTGGGATCGCGCAGGACCTGGCTAAATGGATCGCCCCGTGCCACGATTGGATGTCGATCTGTCTGGACTTGACCCATGATCCGCCGCAGCCGTTGCATGATCTCTTCGCAATGCGCGCGGCCCGTCCGGTTCGACCAGGCATCGAGCTGCAAAGATACATCCTCGATCGCTTGGCACCCGCCTTCTTGTGAGACGCTGTCCCAAGGCCCGAAGCTGATGTAGCCATTAGCAGCTCCCCAAGGGCGATCCGGCACCCGGTCATAGATGCCGGCAATGATTGCCATAAGTGCAGCATCCGCCCGCACCGCTGCCTCAATGGCGTCTTGCAGTTCCGTCGCTGGTGATGACATCAGCCACCTTCCTTCCATGCTTTGCGCACCGCCCGCCGTATTGCTGCCATGGCCTGCTTGCGGCGCAAACGCTTTGCGGGGTTGAAGAAAGGCTTTGCGGGCATTGATTGCGTGCCGACCTCTTGGAGCTTCGCGTTTTGGAAGCGCTCGCCTTGCTTATTGGTAACGATCGTCGCGTCGTTACCCGCCCTTACAACGACCCCAATGAAGCCTGATCTGCCCTGGCTGGTCATGACTGCATCAGCCTCCTCAACGCGGATCGACGCTGCCAGATCCCCATCCGATGCACCCGCGAATGCACGGGCAAGGCTCGCGATCTCTTCGCCCTCTTTGCGGGCTTGGGACCGCCCCGCCTCGATCGCGGCCTTGGCATGGGTGCGCAATTTACGGCGCACAGCGTCGAGTCCCTTAACCATATGCCACCCCCGCCTCCACCAGCAGATAGATCCAGGCGCGATCACTGATCGGATCGACCTCGCGGATATTGTAAACGCCTGTCTGCGGCACATCGCCCTCGTAGGTGGCGCGCCGCATGTCGATCATCCGCCATGATTGCAGGATCTCGCGCGCAGCGGCGCATTGGCGGATCTTGATCTTGAACACAGACCGCCCTTCCAGACGCGCCGCATAAACCGCCTCGCCGCCGCGCGCATAGATGAATTCGGCCCGGCATTCGTATTCATGGGTCCAAATGCCAGTGCGCATATCCGGCGACTCGAACTGAACCCGCTCGATCAGTTTGCCCGCAGTGCTCATCCGAATGCGAAGCTCCTGTAGGTTGCGACCATGTCGCGCACGCCAAGCGGCACCTGGGCGAGACCTGCACCAACGGCTTCGCGATTTAGATACCAATGCGCGACCAGCATGCGCATCGCCTGCACGAGGCGCGCCGGCACATTACCGGGCCCGAGGCCCGCCACGAACACCACCCTCGCCGACGCGACATTCTCCGCGCCGTATACGATCAGGCGGCCATCGCGCAGAGCGTAGCGGCTGGCGTCGAGCGTCACTGCGGCGCCCAGATCATCGACATAGCCTACGCTGGTGATCTCAGGATCGGGATAACCCGCGAAGCCGAGATCAAAGCGCGATCCCGTTGCGGTGAACTCCGCGCGCTCGAGGCGCGTCTGACAGACCGATTGCACCCAATCCACCGCCGCGTCGATGTAGAGGCTGATCAGCGCATCATCATCGCCGAAGTCATCGGCGCGGCAATGCTTCTTGGCATCCTCGAGGGTGATAATCACGCCCGTTGCCTCGCTCGTTTGCTGAATATCCATGCTCACCCTCCAGCCAGCAGAGCGGGGCCCAGCGGCCCCGCCCCAGTTGGTTACTCGCCGCCGGCGGCCGTCAGATCGCCATAGACGATGCCTTCGGGACGCAGCGTTTCCAGCTGCAGCCGTTCTTCCAGAAGGATGGTAACCAGGTTCTTGACGAAGTTGTCGCGATCCTCGGTCGAACGGCGCACTTCGATCCCCTTGCGCTGCCAAATCAGCGTGTTGCCGATAAAGCCGCCGACGATGAACTTGCCCTGCGGCAGGCCCTTGGTGCGGACGACCGGCAGACCCCATGCGGTATTGCCGGCAAAAGCCGGGTGCAGATAGCGACCATCCGCATCTTTCGCCAGATCCAGCGCGGCAGCGTCCAGATGGTTCATCACGATGGCGGAGGCCAGCAGATCCGCCTCGGCCACCTGCGCAATAGCGATGCGGATATCATCCATGGCGTTGACCGGCGTAATGCCGGGCACCAGCCCGCTGTCATAGGTGGTGGAGTTCGCCAGCAGGCCATCGATGCGGCCAGTGGTGCCGGGGCCATTCAGCAGCTCGCCCTCTTCCTTCAGCTGCAAGCCGTAGAGGCCGCGCTGATTGATATAGGCTTCCATGCCGTCAACATCGTCCAGTGTCTCTTCTGTGACCCGGAAGAAGTGCGCCATCTTCACCATCGGCGCTGCCTTCGGCTCGAAGTCCAGCTCGGACTGCGGCTTCTGCGCGCCTTCGGCAACCACGCCGGCATTGTTGGTGTAGCCGCTCTCTTGCAGATATTCGATCACGGCGGCCGTGGTCGCGGCCGTGGGGATGATATCGCGCAGGAACAGAGCCTGATTGACCGGCTGGATCAGCCCGCGCGAGCCGCGGCGTACGCCGCCCGGCAAGTCGATGGTGCCAAAGCTGCCGGTGGTCACATCCTTGACCTCGAAACGCGCCTTGCGGTCATCCTTCAGGGTCTTGAACTCGTCATGCTCGGCGATGATCCGGCCCAGCGACTTACCTTCCAGATCAGCGCCGCGATGCGACAGCTTTTTGGTCAGGTCGGCGACCTGATCGCCCAGTTCGGTCAGGCCCTTGCGGCTGTCCTCGACGTGACCCTTGATATCGGTGATATCCTCGCCGGAGGCTTTCTTCTGGTCCAGCACCTTCAGTTGGTCGCTGAGATCAACCTGCGCCTTCTTCACCTCGGCCAGCGTTTTGCTCGCGTTATCGAGGGCCTCTTTGATTTCCAAGTCCATGGTTTATCCTTTCGATGGACGGTTAGAACTTGAAGGCGTCCTTGATCGCCTTCGCGGTCTCCGAAGCGGACGCGTCGCGCTGTCCATCGCCCAGAGCTTCTGGCGCGCGGGCGGCAATCGCCTTGCGCAGCCAAACCGGGAGGCCCGCGTCACGCAGGGCCACCTCCACGGATTTCTTCAGGGGCGCGAAGTCACCATCCTTCGCCGCCCGCATGATCTGTACCGAGGATTTCACGGCATCGACGCCAGAGCCGTCTTCCATCGGAAAGGTCACGACCGAGATCTCCCACAGGTCGATCTCTTTGAGGTGCCGGATACCGTCGATGATATCGGCGTCTTTGGTGCGATAGCCGATCGACAATCCCTCGATGGCGCCCATCTTCATCAGCGCATGGGTCTCGCGGCCCTTGACCGTTTCCAGCGCCAGACGTCCTTCGACGCGCAGCCCCTTCTCGTCCTCACTGATCGACGTCCAAACCCCGATCGGCTGCGCTGCATCATGCTGCCACAGCAGCTTCACCGACTTTTGGCCCGCGATCGATTTGGCATAGGCCCCCGGGCGCACCATATCGCCGCCCTGATCGACCACATTGAAGCGCGAGGCATAGCCGACGAACACGCCTTCTTCGGTCGCGGCCTTTGCATCGAGCCGCGCCAGCTTAAATTCCATTGCCATGATCTGCCCCTATTCGGTGATTGGCGCGCCGCCGGCCGCGGGCAATGCGTCACCGCCCTCGACCGGGTTCTTGCCCAGCCATTCCAGAATGCTGTTCGGCGTTTCCCAGGCGGCATTGTTGCCCAGGGACTTGGCCGCGTAATCAGCGCGCGCGGCCAGATCCATGCGGTAGAACTGGGTCTCGTCAAAATCGACGTATTCATCCGCACCCAGCAGCGAGAACCGGATCGCTTCCTCCCAGCGCTTAACCCAAGGCCCCAGCGTGATCGTCACGTGGTAATCCATCGCATCCGAGATCCGCGTCAGCGACTGCCCCGCCGCGTCATGCGCCAAGAAGATCGGGTGGATGCCATAGGCACGCGCCACCTCCTCGATAATGAATCGCCGCGTCTCGAGCAGCTGCAGCTCGGCCTGCGTCGGGATGATGCTGTTGTATTTGGTGCCGCTATCAAACACCGGCGTGTTCGGCAGCTTGTCCTTCAGTGCTTCCTTCACCATCTTGGCAGAGTCCTTGGAAAGCTGCTGATCGGTGGTGATGTAGCCCGGCACGGCCTTCTTTCGGCCATCCTCCATCTGGCGATCCTCGAGGGTCAGCGCGAGGCGTAGCACCTTGCCGATCTCGGCCGTGATGTTCAGCCCCTCGATCTCGTTCCACCTCGGGCAGGTCACTTCAATGAAGTCGCGGCGCGTTAGGTTCGACAAGAAGCCAAGGCCGGGGATATTGGCATCGTACCAGACCTTGCCGGTGTCATAATCGCGGCGGATCGTGACCCCGCCGTCATTGATCGGGATCAGCGCGCGGATGCGCCCGCGATAGCCGCGATGGATATAGGCCCGCCCTACGCCCCGGAACACCGCCCACATTGTCAGGGTCTCGACAAACTCAGTCGGCGTCATCCAGTCGTTGGGCGCGAGCGTCAGGCGCTCGGTCAGCTCGCCCGCGCGGATCGGCGTGCGGATCGCGCGGCCCAGCCGGTCATGGCCCAGTTTGCCAACCGTGATCGGCAGGCTTGCCACCCCTTCCGCGATCCGCATGCCGGCCGCCAACGAGGCAGTGACCCGCAGCTGCTTCTGGTGCTCGGACACAGCGCGCTCGACGATGTTCTGTTGGTAAAACCGATTGCCCGTGCCGGGATCCGTGTTCTTTTGTCCGAAGGGCCACAGCTTCATGTGAACAATACCCCGCCTTCCATGTAGCTGCGCCGCCCCTTGCGGTCGGCCTTGGTGGCGCCCACGCCCATTGCAAGCGCGACCATGCCGTCGATACGGCCGCGCTGACGCTGTTTGTCGAATGCCTGATTGCCCTGTCCGTCCGAGATCAGCACCGTGTTCGCGGCGCAGACATGGGTCATCTTGTTCTCGGCGATCAGGATCTCGCGCTTGAGGATCTTGTCCGTCATGTGCGTGATCGAATGTGGCATGCACAGCTGCCGCCCCTCGAAAGCAATGCGTGTGCCCTGGGCGTGTGTCACGATCTTCAGGCCCGTGCCCTCAGGCTCATCGGGCCCCATGTACCGCCAGACCTCGAACGAGATCTGCTCACAGGCCGCGATAAAGTCGGAGACATAGGCGGGGTCAACCACCAGCGCCTCAACCTCTTGCGCGACGCACAGCTCCTTCACCTGCTGCGCGACGAAGGTGTAATCGATCACCTCGCCCCGCACCGCGATCAGGTCACCGCCCGCGATATAGGATTTATAGGGCGTGCGATCCTCGGCCTCGCGCCGCTCTAACCCGCCCTCAGTGGTCCAATACCAAAGCTTTGCCGTCAGCTGGTCATCATCATCGCGCCAGACCGCAGAAAGCGCAGTCAGGTCGTTCTTCTTGGACAAATCCAGCGCCAGCACACAGGGCGTGCCGCGCATATCGTCCTCCGCCACCGGCCCCAGCACCGCGCGCCAGGCAGCTTCGTCAGCCAGCCAAAAGCCAGACGATCCGACAGGGCGCCCGAAGTAGAGCCGCTCGGTCGCCAGCCGCTCGGACGGCATGTGCTTCGCAGTCTCGACCCGCCGGCGCACGTTGTCGATCGGATAGGTGACGCCAAGCGCAGGCAGCGCCTTCACCCAGCAGCTCTCATCGCTGAACGGGTCATCGTCGACGTCGACCCGGGCGATATAGCTAAAGGCGCTATCGTCCTCGATCATCCCCAGCGCGACGCGCTGATAAAACTCGCTATAATCCGTGCCCACCGCCTGATCGGCCGCTGGCGTATTGGTGCCAAGGATCATCAGTGGATCGCCTGGCATTTTGTCGATCGCCGCCTTCCAAAGCTGGATCGCCTTGTCAGTGCGCATCTCGTGCACCTCGTCGGCAAAGACCGCGATCGGCTTCGGCCCCGAGATGCTGTCGGCCGAGGCGACCGGCAAGAACTTAGCGCCGCTCTCTGGCACCTCGATCTTCCACGCGTTGTCGCCGACGCCGCGGATCTTCACCTTGGCGACGCTTTCGAGCGTCGCGCCATCCTTGCCCGGGATCGGCGCGCGGCACAGCGCAACCGCATCCGAGAAAAGGACCTTAGCCTGGTCCTTGTCGTTGGCGATGGCATAGGCCTCGGCGCGCGGCACGCCGTTGAAGCCGATCATGTAAAGCCCGATCGCACCCATCAGCGGTGATTTGGCCTGGCCCTTCCCTGTCTCGATCCAAGCCTGGCGAAAGCGCCGTGTGCCATCGGCATTGCGCCAACCGAACAAGCTGCCCACCACAAACTGCATCCATTCCAGCAGATGGAACGGTTCGCCCGCCTTCGCGCCGGCCGTGACCGTGAACATGGCCGGAAAGAACCGGAAGGCCCGCGCCGCCTCATCTATATCGAAATTCAGCCCGCGCGCCGCGCCCTCCCGCAGATCGTTCAAGTGCCGCTGGCACGCAGCCCGCACGAACTTGCCTGCGATGATATCGCCGGACAAAACCCTATTGGCGTAATCCGTTGTAAGATCCGAGGAACTCATCTGCCGGGGCGCTCCCCTTCTTCGGCTTCTCGGCCGGCGGCCGCGCCTGTGCCTCCCCGAACATCGCCCGCTCCAGCTTCAGCATCCGGTCATTCAACTTCTCGACGGCCGACCAGGTAAAACTGAACACCTCGCCCCCGTTCGGCCCGCGCGTCACCGGGCCCGCCTCTGCCGCCTCCGGGATAGAGCGCCTCGAACTCCACCTTCGCGCGCACATAGCGGTCCGCACGCGCCAGATTCACCCGGCTGAGTGCGGAAACCTCTTCAAGTGCGGCAATCACCTCTTTCCAGAGCAGTTTTGCGAGTGAAACACGCGCCTCATCACCCCTAAAAACAGCGTCATAGCGCGGCATTTGCGGCTTTTTTGCGGCCATCGGTCACCTCAAGAATGCCCCCCGACCCCTACCCCCTTTTTGAACCGCTTCTCAGTGCAAACGAAGGGGGGACGCGGGTGTGGCGCCAGACGGGGGGTCTTTAAAATCTAGGGGGGTGGGCCGGCCCTCCCCGACTACGATGCGCCCAATGCCCCTGAGCGCGCCCAGGGATGCGCGGGATCGATCGGCCTGCCATCCTCGTCGTGCCCAGCGATGAAGCCCCTGTGCGTCGCCTCCTGAATGGAGCGGTCGTGACACTGCTTGCACACGGCCATCAAATTGTCCGGGTCGAGGAACAGATCAATGTCGCCCTTGTGGTCTCGCTTGTGGTGCGCCGTCGCCGCGTTCGGTGGCAGCGGCTCATCCCTCTTCGGCTGCGCCAGCATCACCCCGCAACCAGGCCACTGACAGGTCCACATATCCCGCACAAAGATCTGCCGCCGCAGCATCTTCCATGCTTTGAGGTCATACAGGCGACGGTGGCCGTCAGTGCGACGGAAGCGTGACAGGCGCGATGTGATCATACAAACTTTCAATGCTTTGATCATTACTGACGTAGAGAATCATGACAGCCGGAAAGGCTGAATGCGCTAGAGAGATCACACTTGAGCTTCCGCAGATTACCGCAAAGGCTAACGAAGTTTGGCTATCCTGCCTCATCCACTGCCATGAAATATCCAGATTACACCCGCTCCGGTTGAACAGTTTGCTCCTGAGGGAGGTCAAGGGAAATCCAAATTTAACAGCTCAATCAGCACACAACGCAAGCATTCTGTACATGCGAAAGTTCGCTATAGTGTCAAAATTGACGCAAATGGCATCCACTTGCAGATGACTATCTACTATTTTGCAACCTATTTAGAGTAGCCTTGTTGTACGGAAGCTGGTCCTCGCTAACAACAGCGTGTGCCCTAGTACTGTCTTAAATCCATTCCATTTAAAGGTGTGAAATGAGCATCAATCGTTACATTATCACTTCGGCTGTAGCAGTCATGGTAGCGGCCAGCGGCGCCTCCGCTGGCGGTCTTACCGCTGAGGTTGTGGAACCCGCAGTTGTAGTGCCTGTCATGTCTGCTCCTGTGGCTAACCGTTTTGCCGGCGGTTATGTCGGTGGAGCTATCTCCTACTCCTTTGGCGGTGAAGATCGTCTGGGCATTCATACACCCACCGGAACTTACGTTGGTGACGTTGGGGATCTCGAAGTCAGTGGAGCAGCTGGAAGCCTTTTTGGTGGTTACCGTTGGAACAGCGGCAAATGGCTTTTTGGCCCTGAGCTGAATGTGCGCTTCGGTGATATTACAGACGACTTGGACTACCCGGGCCCCATTCCTGCAGCTACCAATGCAAGCAGCGAAATCAGTTGGGAAGCGGCGATCCGCGGAACCGTAGGCTATGAAATTTCACCGACCAGCATGGTATACGGCTTCGTAGGATACACGCGCAGCGAAGTTGATTATGTCACGACTGGTGCGATCAACCTCGATGAGACCGTAAGCCTGGACGGCGTCACTGCGGGGTTTGGTGGTGAGTATGCGTTCAACGACAGCTGGGCGCTTCGCGGCGAATATGCTTATTCCGGCTACGGCAAAGAAGAGCTGATTGCGCCAGCAGGTGGCCGTGTGACCAATGCTTCAATCGAATTGCATACTATCAGCGTGGGCGTCACATATAGCTTCTGATTTTTATTGGATGAAATTAGTGAAGGGGCCGCTGATAATGCGGCCCCTTCGCCATTTATTACCGCTCCAATATACTGATATTTCTCATTAATGGAGGTCGCTACTGGTTGCCACAATGCGTGTCCGTCGACCGTACAGTGTAAGAAGCCTGTTCAAATTAATTAGAGGAATCAATAGATAGAGAGCTAACCTAATGAACAACTTTACCACTAGAGACAACATGTCTCACCGACGACATAAGATGGGGCGCCAGTACTATATTTCCTGTGTTCGAACGTCAAAAAGCGAGCCAGAGCGACCAATTATTTATTTGTCATCTGAATGCTTCAAAAAAATTGGCGAATTTGACGAAACAAACTGGCCACGATTTATAGGGCCAGTACCGTCGCGATACATTTCAGCGACGATTCAGAGATACATAGCTGACCATGGGTTCTGCATCCTGACGGATAAAGAGCTCTCTGAATTGAAGCCCTTACTCTGGGCCGATAGAAGAAGGCCAGTGGCCTAGACCTCAGCCAGAAGCCCTTAAAGCTGTCTGTAAGATAATTGCGCATGAGCCGAAATTGGGTTGGGCGCATCGCTTCTTGGAGCAGAGATATTCAGAGCATTCATTCAGCCCTGTTAGCCCTAAGTTTCGATGCCTACATATACCTTGCCTCCAAGTTAGATTGTTCTTGCAGCACCTGCACACAGCCATCCGATTATCGGAGTCGAGGAGCAGATCGAGGTCGCCCTTTTGGTTCCGCTTCTGGTGCGCGGTTGCTGCGTTAGGTGGCGGCTCGTTATTCTTCTACTGTTCCAACATTATACCGAAGCCAGTCAACTGACAGCCCCACATATCCCTTACAAAGACATGTCGCCTCAGCATCTTCCAGACTTCGAGGCCATGCAGGCGACGGTGGCCGTCGCTATGACGGAAACGACTTAGCCCAACGTTTCGGCTCGTGGCCACATCCTTGACTTTAAAGGCCCGAGACCCCAGCTTCATCACATGAGCTTGATGAGACCATACCAGCTGCCAGCGTAATACCCCGCTGGCCACCGCCCCGGCGATTGGGGCGCATTCTCTCTTGCTATCTCCTCACATCCCTCTCCTCGCCGACTTGATCTTTGCATCGGTCAGCATGGGTACACACAAGGAAGTCTCAAGTGAGCAAAACCAAATTGCCGCGCGTCGTCATATCGGACGCTACAATGGCCGTCCTCGAGCGGCTGGCCGAAGGCTTGGAGCGCCGCAATCCAGAGCTCGCAGAGCATTTCGTCGACGAACTGTCCCGCGCCAAAGTCGTGAAAAGCGCGGCCTTACCCGTCGACACCGTCGATCTGGGCAGCACTGTCACATTTCGCGACGAGACTACTGGTAAAAGCCAGACCGTCACTCTAGCGCTGCCAGAGAACGCGGACATCAATGAAGGCCGTATCTCGGTTGCGACTCCGATCGGTGTTGCACTGATCGGCCTCAGCGCCGGTGCCAAGTTCAGCTGGCTTGCGAACACAGGCACCAAACACGAGCTGTTGGTCGAAGATGTCCACCGCTGATCGACCTTATCCTCGCTCACCAAATTGATCCTGAGCGCGCAAATTATGGGCGCGGATCAGGATCATAGGGTCCTGTTCATAATTTAGTCGGATACCAGTGGAACAGGTTGCTTATTCGCGCGTTCCGCATCTGTGAAACCGGATAACAGAGAGGATTGTCTGGCATGGCTTTTGATCAAACGGGCGTCTCTCCCAGCGCCAAAGTCTTAGTCGTCGAAGATGATCATCAGTTGCGCAGGGTGGTGACCATGGTCATCGAACGCGCCGGCCTTTCTGTTCTTGCTGTAGCCAACGCGGATGACGCGATAGTTGTGCTCGCGGGAAATGATCCGGTTTCCGTCCTATTCACAGATGTGGACATGCCGGGTTCTATGAATGGAATCGATCTAGCGCACCGCGTGTCGTGCAATCACCCCACGATCCGGGTGATCGTTGCCTCCGGCCGTAGTTCAGTCGATGTGGCAGAGCTTCCCGCTGGCGCAGAGTTTTTTAGAAAGCCCTATGATATTCACTGCTTAACCCGTGCGCTCTACGGCACAGCGCAGGTCTGATCCTACAGCAGCTTCACGATCGAACTTTGTGATGTGACTCGCTCCAATGTTCTTCTTATGTTCTCGCGCATCATTATGATGGAGCGAGCATGACAAGGCGATCAACAACGCAGGAGAAGAAGGACAGGGACGCGTGGCCCATCACGCTGCGTTTCAGGGTTCCTGAACTGGGCTTTCATGGTCTGGGTCGCGACAACGACCCTTACGAATGGACGCGCCTGACTTTAGGCTTGGGCGAGTACACCACGACATCGCTGCACATTCCCGCAGGTGACATATCGTGCTGGCATTTCCGCTCTATGGAAGACGCGCAGCGCTTCGTCGAGCGCTTCCCCATGCTGGAGCTGTTCGACGGAACAACTGAGATGACCTACAATTCGCCCTACGTGATGAACGGGGTTAGGCGCTACGAGAGACCAAAGTGATGTGGGCGGCCCACTGGTGTTCTGGCCAGCGGGCCAACCTGCCCAGCGCGTTTACTTTTGGCGGGCCTGCTCCGCGAGCAGCTCATAGGTCGCGCGCGTGCTGTCATAAATGCCGAGAAGAACATAGAGCGTGCCCGCGCCGCCCACGATACCCACGAATCCGACACCCAACATAGCGATCGGTGCGAACAGATTGCCTGTCTGAGCAAAAGCGCTGATCGCGCCGATCACCACAAAAATCGCGCCAACAACTACGCCGATATTGATCAGCATGGCGAACGACGAGATGAAGAACTTCTGCACTGAGTGAACTCCCATTTGATGCTGGGATATTTGGCTCACATTAGCAGCAGGATCGCAACGCCTTGCGAGCGCCACCAATGAAGAAGCCCGCAGGTTACAACCAGCGGGCGCAATTATTCTACATGCAACTTAGCAAGGGGGGGCTACCTATTTCAAGTGGGATTCGTTGGGATTATCCATGGCGTCATCGGTGGCATCGCATCGGTCAGGACAATGCGGTCGAACTGCCAATGAGCGACCGTCCATGCGATGTATGTCAAGGCCCCCCACCAATCGAGATAGTTGCGGCGCGCCGCCGCGATAGTCCGCGCATCCGGTGTGTATATGATCGGGCAGATCTGCGGCGTATAGCGGCGAACGCGCCCCCTGATCAGCTTCTTCTCTTCGGGAAGATCCTCGACAACAGCGTAGCGACCATGCTGGTTCTGTGCCCAGGTTCTGGGCTTAACCCGCACATCGCTGTTCCGTATCCAGTCCGGCGAACGCCCAGCGCGCGCAAGTGTCATGATCTGGATGGCCATCCGGCGGCCGCCGTAGCCATCCGGCAGCATCTTTACGGCAGCGGCGAGAGACTGCGCATCAGGATGCGGCTCGCTGCTTCCGCCTCCGTCCACCTTGCATCCAAGAATGGCACGGTCGGCCAGCACCGAAAGCGTGTCGCGCCCTCCCATGACGATATCCCGGTCCAATGAGTCGGTCTGGTCGAAGTCCACTCGCGCAAACTCGGTACCAAATGCCCACTCCAGCGCGCGCTGAATAGACATTTCACGATATCGGGTGCCGCGGGCGGGCATCATCTGGCAAGCCAGATCGTCAGTCATTGGGGGCGCCTTTGGACCAGTAGCCATGATAATGCTTCTCCTGCTTCCCGCACTTCGTGCATTCGATGTCTGTGCCAGGAGTGAGGGACTGAAAGCGGCAGACGCGCCATTGATGGCGGCACAGCCATTGCCGGATGCGACTGATCATTCCCCCAACTCCCCCTTCACCAGCGCCGCGCGGATGCGGGCCCCAGCGCTCTCGGCACGGATGATCGCCACGTTCAACAGATCGGCGCGGACGTACTCTTGCCCCTCGCCCAACGACATCCCGGCGTGGCCTGCGACCAGATCCGCTCCGTCGCTACGGCGCACGCTGACGATGCAGACACGCTCAGGCATTATCGGCATTCCCGAGGCAGATAGCGCATCGGCCTCACGGGCGCGGCGTGTCGCCGGCGCGGGGATATGGGCAACATTCGTCAAAACGATATCCCCCTCGCTCGCAGCTGGTCGGGCGCAATCATCTCGCGCTGTAGCATGTGGCGTGCCAATGCGGGGCTGATGGCGCTGGGCGCGATATAGCCGGGCGCGGTGATCTTGCTGGCCCAGAACGCCGCCATCTCATCCATCGAGGCGCGCCCTCCTGCGGGCTTCGCACTCGCCGCGGCCGCCATGCGGGCATCCAGCGCTTTGGGGCCATTCGGGGCTTGGGGCATCTGCTGGCGGCTGGCCTTGGCAACCTCGATCACCTGGTCCGGCGAAAACCCCATCCCCAGCCATGCCGCGACATCGGCCCGGGCCTGCTTACCCGCCCAGCGCGCCGGGAGCTTCATCGGATCGATGTTCAGCGCCTGCAACAAGTCTGCCCAGAAGCCCGCGGTGATCTGATCGCCCTGCCCTACATCTAGGCCTTGATCATCACCCAAATCCAAATCCGTCCCGTCGCGCGTCGCACGCGCGCCCGCACCGGAACGGTTCTTACCGGTTCTTACCGGTTCCTCTCCGGTGGGCCGGAGTTTGATAGGCTCAAAACTGGAGTTTGATGCGCCCAAATCTGGAGTTTGTTCGGCAACTGGCTCCTGTGGGCCGGAGTTTGCACTAACTCCAGAAAATGGAGTTTGTTCAGCGCGCGGGGCAAAGTCGCACCCCAAGATGTAGTAGGTGCGGCGCTCTTTGCTCCCCGGCGCGGTGGACTTGCGACGGATGATCAGACCATCCTCTTCCATGGTGGCGAGGGCTGAATTCAACGCACCATTCGACAGTCCGGTCTTCTCCATCAGCCGCGCCTGAGAGGGGTAGCAAGCCAGCGCGGGATCGGTCTCGTCATTGTGGTGATCGCACAGATGGAACAGCACTCGGAAGGCCCCAGCCTTCACGCGATTGGGGTCGAGGCTTGCCAGCCAGTAGTTTGCCTTATGGCTCATTTCCGCTCACCCAAATTAGTTCTGGTTGCAGGGGCAGTTTCCCGCCCGTAGCTAGGTCGACAGGTCTTCCACTTGTTCCAAGCAGTTGGGGGCCCGGCCGGAGATGTGGATTTATGCTCCTTTGTCTCCGGCCTTATGATTCCCAGATATGATTTGCTGACCTCTAAAGACTGAGGATATGATCCGCTGCACATCATCCTGGATATCCAAGCACCGGATGATCAGGTGGAGGGACGCGTCTTGTTTCGTCCGCTCTCTTCATCGCAATAATATCCACAACGACCTTGCCACCCCGCACAACCGGCCCCATGCACATGGCGAAGCTGAACCGACTGTCATCCACGCCCAGCGCGTCGCGTATCCCGTCAATCGCGGCTTTCATTGAGGCGAGCAGGTTATCTAAGTCGCGTGCGCGCTTGACCTTGGGGTGGAAGGTGAAGCGCAGGTGTAGCGACGCATCAGCGCGCTGGGCGGGGATCTTGGCCGCGCGGCATAGCAGCCACGCATCCATGCGCGCGAACTTCTTCGCCTTGGCTAGATCCGACCAATGTGGCCGCGCGTTCGGGCTGAGCGCATTGACCGGCCAAGCAAGTTCAATGGTGCCGAGGTGGGTCATACCATCTCCTCCTGCGACCGCAGCCATACCGGCGCTGGGCCTGTGGCGGCAGCCTGCCGGCGCAACTGCTGGATCTCGCGATCAAGGATGCGGTGCTCTGCCACACAGGCGTCAAGTTCCTCGGGCGTCGGGCTCAGCCATGCCATTGACGCCCACAGATTCATCTGGCGGGCGCAGGCGTCGCGATACGCCTGCCACGCCGCTGGCGAGCCAGTCAGCCTCGAGCTGCTCTCGATGCGCGTTGCATGCCCAGACATAGCCGACGCGCTTGCGTTCGCTGAGAGGCCCTGCCTCGCTCCGTCCATGGGGCGGGTGCACGGCGCCGCAATATCGGCAAAGTTTATCTGCGAGCATTCCATTACATGCCCATCGCTTGCTTATAGAGGTCGAAGATCGCTTCTTCCTCGGCCACGTCATTCTGGTCGCGCTTTCGCAGCGCGATCACCTTGCGCAGGACCTTGGTGTCGTAGCCGCGCCCCTTGGCTTCGGCCATGACCTCCTTCATCTGCTCAGCGACGTACTTCTTCTCAGCCTCGAGCGCTTCATAGCGCGCCACGATCGAGCGGATCTCGTCGGCCGCCACCCCCGCGACCTTCTCGGCCACATTGATGTCCGCCTCGGTGTTCTTCATCGGGATGCTCAATTGTCCGCCTCCCGCTGAATCTGGCTGAGGCGAACAAATGCCTGGTCGATCGTCAGATCAGAGTTTTTGGTTTGCCAGGCTTTTGTGGCACCTATGAGCCAAAGGATGAGAAAGCAAAAACCCACCCACTGCATAGCCACGCTTTGCGTCACAATGCCGATGCCAATGACACCGACCTGCGCACCCGCGATGTAAATAGCGGATCGAATTTTGGGCTTGTTAGTCACATTGATCGTGATCGTAAAATCTTTGGTCATGCTACCCCCTCAGGTTGGGACATCGCCGCAGGCGCAGGGAAGCGGTCAGTCTGGTCGCCCCAGACATCCCAGCCCGCGCGCTCCTGGCGGCTGAACAATTCGATGCGGCGCGCGCTGGGCATTAGCCGCTCGGCCGCGGTGAAGGCTTCCTCGGGCTTGCGGGAATGCTGGCGTCGGGCGCCCTCGATGACGGAGCGCACACTGCGGGTCGTCTTGGGGTTGCCCCGCGTCCCGATCAAAAACGGCTCGCCCGCGCAGCGCAGGATATAGCCCGTGCCAAACGCGAGCTTGCCCGTGACCAGGTTGCGCTTTGACCAGTGGCCCGCGGTTTTGAATGTAAAGCCCCAGTACCGCAGCATCGTCAGCGCCTGGGGAAGCATGGGGTTGGTCGCCCACAGCCAAAGCAAGCAGTCAGGCGCCGCTATCGAGGCGACGGGCAGCTCGGAGATCCAACGCAGATCACGCGTCGCGTAATGCGCATCTGCGGACTTGCCCTGCCCCTTTGCCGAATAGGTCGCAAAGCTCCAAGGCGGGTCAGCCATAATCAGATCGTATTGCTCGATCGGGAACGCCGTCATCGCCGCGCCCCTTTATGTTTGGGCCAGCGATAACCGCGATCGACAACAGCGGCGCGCTCACCGCTTTCGCGCAGATCGGCTTCGAATACCGCCTGCGTGGCCATACCGATCGTGCTTTTTCCAACACCGAGAATGTCGCCAACTTCGGACAGTGAAATGCCGCGCACGCGCATCGCTAGCGCGCGCAGGATCAGCTCATCATCCTGGCGGGTAGGAAGGGCACTCATGGCCGACCTCCCCTTCGCTTTTTCCACTGGTAGCCAAGCTCAACGACCGCTGCAGGCTCCCCGCTTTCGCGAAGGTCAGCGTCTCGCACCGCGATGGTGAAGAGCCCCACATTGCTGCGCGGCATGCCCAGCGCGCCGCCGATCACATCGAGAGGCTTGCCAGACTGGCGCATGGCCAACGCCTGTAGCAGCAGTTCATCATGTTGCCGGGAGAGGGCAATGGTCATTTTGATGCCCCCTCACCTTGATCGCAAAGCGGCTGAGCTCCATGTACTGTGACATGAGATTTCATTCCAAAAAGCTCGGGTGGACAGGTCAAGCCTGCCTCATCAGCGATCGCTTTTACGGCGATGAACCAGGATGATGGGAAACGGCCTCGAACGATCGCATTGCTTACAGCCGTGGGCAAAACACCAACTGTATCTGCCATTTTTCTACGCCCAAGGGCGTTTGCTAGATTGGATGCTGCTGTCATGACCTCACTATGTCCACACAATGTGGATTATAGCAAGTCCACATTTAGTGGTTTGCCTAAGATTTCACAATTTGTGAATTATTCAAGCATGGGCAACAAGCGTTCTGAACCTGGACAATATGCTGAAATTGGTGATCGCCTCGAGGCGATCCGTAAGGTTTTCTCAGATCTCAACCAAAAGGACTGGGCTGAAAAACACCACTTTGGCCATTCCACATACAACAACTGGGTTACCGGAATCAGGCGTATACCCGTCGAAAGTGCCGAGGCGCTCTGCGACCTCTACGGCGTTGACTTGGACTTCATATACCGCGGAAGAAGAGACGGTCTGCCGGACAATCTCAAAAAGGTACTCTGATCACATCTCCCCATGTGCTTGACCACATGGTCTAGGGGCACGTCCAGCTCATCTGCAATTTCGATCATCCGATCCAGCCGCCTGTCTATTTCTTTTTCCGCCGTGCACTCGCCCCTTCTCAAGCCATACTAAACTTGTTCCCGTTTTGTTCAATCCCTCTTTGTCAGGATGGCAAATTATGTTGTGGACAGTGAGGCTTATAGTTTCCGAGGATGCCTGGAGCAGAATCGGGAGAACAACGTATGTCGATCGACGCAACACTTAAGGTATTGACTGAACGCGTCCAACAGCACGCGAACACGATGCTCACGGAGGAGGCTGTCAAAACTGCGGTTGTCCTCCCGTTCCTCCAGGCACTCGGCTACGACGTATTTAACCCGGGTGAAGTCATTCCCGAGTTTACGGCAGATGCTGTAGGTAAGAAGGGCGAAAAGGTAGACTACGCGATAAAGCTCGATGGCGAGATTCGCATATTGATCGAATGCAAGCCGATCAGCACCAACTTGGACAAAGTGCACCTCGCACAACTTTACAGATACTTCTCCGTGACTAGCGCAAAATTTGCGGTTCTCACGAACGGGAGATTTTTCCACTTCCACAGCGACTTAGAAGAGCCAAATAAGCTTGATACAAGGCCATTTTTCACCTTCGACATCACCGAGCCGAATAGCCAGGTGCTTGGTGAACTCAAGAAGTTCGAGAAATCTGGCTTCGATGTAGACGGCATTCTCGCGAATGCTGAGCGCCTGAAGTACACATCCGCGTTGAAAACCGAGATCAACAAGCACATGGACGCACCATCAGATGAATTCGTGCGGGTCTTAGCCGCGCCTGTTCACGAGGGCCGCTTCACTGCAGCCGTGCTCGATCAATACCGAGGGCTAGTAAAGTCGGCATTCCGTGAAATAATCCGCGACTCTGTCCAAGAACGTTTGTCCTCCGCATTAGCAACAACTGACACTGCTGCTGAAATTGCCGAAGAACCGGTCGTTCCAGATGCTGAGATTGTGACGACTCAGGATGAAGTTGAAGGATTCATGATCGTCAAAGCGATTGTGTCTTCGGTGATAAAGCCCGGCAGGGTCAGCATGCGTGACCAAAAGAGCTACTGCGGAATACTCGCTGACGACAACAACCGTCGTCCGATAGCTAGGCTCCACTTCAACCGCTCTACCAAATACCTAGGCCTCTTCGATGGAGAAGCAGAAGAAAGAGTAGTCGTTGAAAGTTTAGATGACATCTACTCTCACGCCGAGCGTCTACGGCAGACAGCCATCAAATACCCGACGCCCTGATAGCGCCCCACCCGAACAGATTTCAAGCAGAGGCCCGCATTATCAGTGCGGGCCTTTTCGCATCCAACATCCGATTCGGCGGATTTCACGCAACTCTCTTGCCTCATCATGACAACTAAAATCCACCATGTGTGAATTTTAAATTGCATATCCACATTTAGTGGATATTTTAACTTCATATCCCGCAGCGACTCACCCTCGCAGACGGTCACAGATGGAGAACTTGATGAGCATTCTTTACGCCCACCCTGACGGCCTGATGTCGGCTCAGGACCTGCGTGAAACGCTGGTTCGCGACCACATCCGCGCAAGCCGCGTCACTCTGGCCCGGCCCCGCGGCTTCTTTGACATTTCCCTGCACCGCGACTGCGAGGTCGACGGCGCCGCGCTGGCCGACTGGGCTTTGCGTCGCCCCGCAAACGGCCCTTCGGCGCCCGCCGCCTCGCTGGCGTCCTGAGGCTACCGCGATGAACGGCTTCACGAACACAGAGGCGCGGCTGATCTTCCTGATCGCCAAGGATTTTCACATCGCGGCCGAGATCCTGCCCAGCACGAGCCTGCGCGGTGACCTGCGCATGGACAGCCTCGATCTGGTCGACCTCTGCGTAAAAGCCGAGGATCTGTTCGACATCGAGATCAACGATGCCGAGGCGACCGAGGCCACGAGCATTGCCGACCTCGCGCGGCTGATCGACCACGTTTTAGCCGAGGAAGCTGCAGCATGAGCCGCGTCTCCTTCGCCCTCTCGATTGCCCCGATGATACTGGGGATCGCGCTGCTTGCGTGGCATGCGTGGCCGACCATCCAGTGGGCGCGTGCACTGTCGCCAGCGGCTGGCCCCCATATGACCTGCGCCACTGATCCGGTCATCAACTGCCGCCTGCCCAGCGCGGAGACCGGGCAATGAGCGCGGCAATGATCCACGAGCTTGAAAGCCTCATCGCGCGCAGCAAGCGGCTCGGAACCTGGTCGCACACCGCGTCATCGGTCTATGGCAGCGAAATGACCAAGCCACACGCCCTAATACTGGCCGCCCCTGTTGAGCTGCCGCATTACGATCAGGCGCCCCCTTTTGCTGTGGCGATCGCAGGTAGCCTGGTGGCGCAGCCCGATCAGCTGCTGAGCGAGATCGCCGATCAGCTCAATGCCGTGCCGGTCATCGCGCAATATTGCTTGGACCTGCTGCGGGAAAAGGAGTCCGGCCGATGACCGTGTCCGACGCCCAGCGCGGCCTCGCCGACATCCTCGAAGAGCTGTTCGGCCTGCTGCCGGAACGCACCGCGCCCACCGCGCACCTGCGCCACGACCTGGGCCTAGACAGCCTCCACCTGATCGAGCTGTTCATGGAAATCGAGGTCCGCTTCGGCATCGAAATCTCCGACGCCGCAATTGAATCCGTCCAGACCGTCGCGGGCCTGTCCTGCGTGATCGAGCATCTGGTTACCCAGAAAAGGAATGCAGCATGACCGATACTGTTTCAGCAATCATCGACCGCCATGCGCTGCGCAAAGCCATGACATCGCTACAGCGCACCGTGCAGCAATGGGCAGCAATTCCCGCCCTCAAATATATCTCAATTTCTAGCGGGCTGGGCGAGGTCACACTTCGCGCCACCGATCTGGACAACTTGCTGACAATCAAGCTCGAGGCAGAGACAACGGGCACCGTTCCGTTTCTAGTCTCTGCGGAGGTGCTGCAAAAGTTTGCCTCTTTGGCGGCAGGCCCAGTGACGGTCACGCGCACACCCGATATCGAGGGCAAGGATGCTCTGATCACGATCACAGATCAGGAAACCACCCTGCGGCTGCGCGAGCGCATCCAGCACGATGACTTCCCCACCGTTCCAGCTTGGGACATGAAAGACGCTGCCCGCTTCACCGGGAGCGGCGCGGAGCTATCGCGCATTCTCGATCTATCTCGCCATTGCGTCAGCACCGAAGAGACCCGGTATTACCTCAATGGGATCTATCTGATCACAGCACCCGAGCGCAGCACGCTGCGCGCTGTCGCCACAGACGGCCATCGGATGGCAGTAATCGACAGCAATATCGAAGCGCCCAACCTCGCAGGCGTCATTTTTCCAAGATTTGCGCTCGATGTGTTTCGCGGGCTGCTAGATCCCAAGTCGAACACCCCAATCAAAATGCAATTTGAGGAAAACAGGGGCATCATCGAGGGTGACGACTGGATCCTTCACTCCAAGATGATCGACGGCACATTCCCTGATTACACGCGGGTCATCCCCAAACATGAAACGAACTGCGAGGCGCACTTCACCCGCGCAATCGTGACAAAGGCGCACCGCCTCTCACAAGCAGTCAGGGGCCACATCGCGGCGGCCGCAACAATTACCTCGGATGGCAAGATGCACCTGATGCATGAAGGTGAGGACGAATCTGTATCCGTGCCTGTTGGGGCATCACCCAACTTCGATCTTGGGCGCCATGGCTTCAATGTCAAATATCTGAACAAACAGGCACAGGTCACGCCGGAATTCACCCTTCGCGCGTCCACTGAACGGCCTAACGATCCAGCGACCATAGTTTCCGATGATCCCGACGCCTGCTGGATACTGATGCCGATGAGGGCGGCATGATGCGTGACCACATTTTTGACGCACTTACACCCAACGCGACATCTGAACGGAACCTGCGCGAAATCCTGCGGGGTGGCTACTGCACCCGCTGGCACGCCAACGCCGACATGGCCCATATTCGCGAGACCTTGGCAGAACATCACGCGCGGGTCGCGCAGATCATCCTTGCCCTGCATCCCTCGCCCAGCGCGGCGCTGCTTGACGCGGCATTGCATCACGACGCAGGCGAGCCGCGCGTTGGCGATGTGCCTTGGCCAGCCAAGCGCGACAACCCTGCCCTCGCCCAGGCGATTGACGAGGTCGAGCGTGCCGCCCGCGAGCGCCTTGGCATCCACATCAATCTTTCTACGATCGATAAGGCGTACCTGAAACTGTCCGATCGGCTGGCTGGCTACATGCACGTCCAGCACACCGCGCCGCATCTGCTTGCCCAGCGCGACTGGCTCGAAGATCGCCTCGCGATCGAGCTGCAGGCGGCACAGTTGGGCGTGGCGCCTGCGGTGTCTCGCCTTATCGAGGGCGCGTCCTGATGTCAGGCTCGGTCAACAAGGTCTTCCTGATCGGCAACCTAGGGCGCGACCCCGAGGTGCGCAGCTTTCCCAATGGCGGCAAGGTCGTGAACCTCAACATCGCCACCAGCGAGACGTGGCGCGACAAGAACACCGGCGAGCGCAAGGAGCGCACGGAATGGCACAAGGTCGCCATCTTCAATGACGGCCTCGCCAACGTCGCGGAGAAGTATCTGCGAAAGGGCAGCAAGGTTTACATCGAAGGCAAGCTGGAGACCCGTAAATGGCAGGATCAGTCCGGCACCGATCGCTACACGACCGAGATTGCACTCCGCCCATTCTTCGGCCAGCTCACCCTGCTCGATGGCCGCAGCCAGGATGACAATCGCCACGATGGCGAAGGCTATTCATCCGGCAGCTACCAGCGCCCCGATGACACCGCCCAGCGCGCCGCACGTGATCTGGGCGACGATGAAATCCCATTCTGATGGAGCGGCCAGCATATCTACTGTTCGACCAGAACAAGCTCAAGCGCGCCGAGCTGGACGATCTGCTCGACGACATAGCAGCCTCTGGCATCGACATCCCGGACGGGACACGAGCAAACATCCCAACGATGCGCAAATTCATCGCGGAATTGCGCCGATTGTATTGGGACGCACATCACAGCGCTCGAGCATCAACATCACCGCGCCCAACCGCGCCAACTGCCACCCATCACTCGCGAAAACCCAAAGGACTGCCCGACTACGTCACATGGAAAATCATCCCAGCATCAGAGATAGACGCTTGGCTCACGACGCTACCGCGCAAACCGCTGTTCGGAGAGTCAGAATGACATCGCGCCCTTTCTTGGCCGAGGCCCATGCCTGCCGCATCCACGGCTTGATCAAACAGACCGGCGGCGCGATCACCGTTGCGCAGCTGTCTGACCGCCTCGGTATAGCACCGATCACTGTGCGCGATATCGTCCAGGCACGCGGCTGGACTCGCCGGATCGGCCGTAAGGCCCCCATCATTCATCTGGTCGACCCCGAGGTCGACGTTGTCGAACTCCATTTTGATTGAGAGAGTCCAGCCATGAGTACACGTCTTTCCGACCTCAACGCCCATCTCTTCGCCCAGCTCGAGCGTCTTTCGGCAAGCAATACATCAGCTTAAGAGGAGGGAATGATCATGAGTGCCCAGCGCGCACAGAAACCTGACATCAAGCACTACACGGCCGACACACTTGCAGAGCATTGGGAATGCTCAGGCGAGACCGTCCGAAAAATGCTAAGAGATGGCAAGCTACAGGGCTTTCGAGTCGGAAAGTCTTGGCGAATTCCCAAGTCGATCGTCGAGGAACACGAACAATGTCAGAATATCGAGTCGGACGACTCCGTGGTGGATACTGTGTCACCTGGACAGATCCAGACGGAGGGCGGCGCAGATACAAGCTCGACGCAACAACTCCAACGGAAGCCGAAGCTGAAGCTCGATCGATCTTTCACCAAGCGGCGGCTGCGCGCGCTCTGACGGTTTCAGACATCTGGTCCGCTTATCGAAAGGACAAGGCAGGCCGCAGGATTGACCACCACATGATCGACACTGGCAAGACGATTCTGCCCGTATTTGGCGCCCTGGAGCCACATCAGATTACGACTCAGGATTGCAGAGATTATGTTGAGAAGCGGCGGGCGATCGGTAGAAAAGACGGTACGATTCGTACTGAACTCGGGCATCTGCGCACAAGCCTATCATGGGCGGAAAAGCACCGTATGATTGAGCATGCGCCGCATATCGAGCGCCCCGCAATGCCGTCTCCAAAGGAGCGCTATCTCTCGCGCGCCGAGATTGATCGTCTGTTGTCAGTGGATGGCGACCCCCACATCAGGCTAGCCATTTTATTGATGCTGACCACCGCCGGCCGCGTGGGCGCGATCCTTGAACTCACCTGGGATCGGGTCGACATGATCAGGGGTCAGATTAATCTTCGCCTGGAGGGCGAAGGGCCACGAAAGGGCCGCGCGGTTGTCCCGATCAACAATACACTGCGCGCTGCGCTGGTCGCAGCTAAGGCACATGCAATGTCGGAATTCGTCGTCGAATATGCAGGCGGCCAAATCGGTTCGATAAAGACGGGCTTCCGAAACGCTTGCGCAAAGGCAGGTCTTAAGGGAGTTACCCCGCACGTGCTTCGGCACACGGCCGCGGTCCATATGGTCGAGGCAGGCGTGCCAATTCTCGAAGTTGCGCAGTACCTTGGGCACAGCAACCCGAGCGTCACGTTCAGCACGTATGGGCGATTCTCACCCGACCACCTTCGAAAGGCGGCAGACGCGCTCGAATTCGGAAAGCTTCGCTCGGTTCAATGA